CTTGGGCTGCAAGAGAGCCAGGAACATTAGGAAACAGTATCAAAGTTTCTTTATGTCCTAACTCAACTGCTTTTGGACCACACTCACAAAGTGGTACTCTAACAAATGACGCTTCTGCTGCTATCGGAGACACAACTGTAACGGTTGATGACGGATCTCTATTTCAAGTAGGCGACATAATAGAGTTTGGAGACGCAACTAGTGTGCCTTCAGCTGATGGTGCACCTTCAGGATTTTTCTACAAGGTAACTGCAATCAATACTCATGTCCTAACAATCGCAAGATTCAATAGTGCTACTGGTAAAACAGAAACAGGCGGATTAAGACACGCTCTTGTTGATGATTGTAAAGTTCTAAGACATTGGGAGTATTACTTTCAATTCTCAGGACCACCAACAACAACTGATGATGTATCAGCTGCAGGCGGTTCAAATGATGAAATGCACATCGCCGTTATTGACGAAGATGGTTCAATCACAGGAACTGCAGGAGAAATAATAGAAACATTTGAAAGCGTTTCACAGGCGCATGACGCTAAAGACGCTTCAGGTAATTCAAACTACTATGCTGATGTAATTTACAGAACTAGTAAATATATCTATTGGATAGACCACATCGCTACTTTGTCAGATGGTGCTAGTAAATACGGCACAACTTTTGACAATACAGTTGGTGACGCTTTCGTAGTATCGAATACTTCACTCACTGGTGGAACAGATGACTTTGTTGCTACTAACGCTGAGTTTGCGACTGCATACGAAAAATTCAATGATGTAGAAAATGTAGAAGTATCTTTACTAATGTGCGGTCCTTCACAGACAAGTGCTGACGCTACTGGCGACACAAAAGCAACTGCTGTTATGGATGTTGCAACTGCAAGAAAAGATTGTGTGGCATTTATTTCACCTGCGAGAGCAGATGTTGTAGGCGTTGCAAACGCTGTTACACAAACACAAAATGTTGTAGGATTTGCTGATGGTTTACCATCATCAAGTTATGCTGTTATTGATAGTGGTTACAAATATATGTATGACAAATACTCTGATATATTCAGATTTGTACCATTAAACGGTGACATCGCTGGACTTTGTGCAAGAACAGACAATATCGCTGATCCTTTCTTCTCACCCGCTGGATTTAACAGAGGGCAGATTAGAGGTGCAGTAAAACTTGCTTTCAATCCAAATCAATCACAAAGAGATGAATTGTATAAGTCAAGAATTAATCCTGTAGTAGCATTCCCTGGTCAGGGAACTGTACTATTTGGCGATAAAACTGCTCAATCTAAACCAAGTGCTTTCGATAGAATTAATGTAAGAAGATTATTCATTACTCTAGAAAAAGCAATATCAACTGCTGCTAAGTTCCAACTCTTTGAGTTTAATGATGAATTTACAAGGGCTCAATTTAGAAATCTTGTAGAACCATTCCTAAGAGATGTACAAGGCAGACGAGGTATTACGGACTTTAGTGTTGTTTGTGATGATTCAAATAATACTGGAGACGTTATTGATAGAAACGAATTTAGGGCTGACATTTTTGTTAAACCTGCTCGTTCTATTAACTTCATTCAACTTAACTTTATTGCTACAAGAACAGGCGTTGCCTTTTCAGAAGTAGCAGGCGCATAGGAGGGATAAAAAATGGCAAATATAAATGACTTTAAAGCCCGACTAAAAGGCGGTGGTGCAAGAGCCAATCAGTTTAAGGTAACTTTACCTTTTCCTGGTTACTCAGCAGTTGGTGGAGAAACGGCCGACTTAGCATTCTTATGTAATGCTACATCAATACCTGGGCAAAATCTTGGTACTGTTCCTGTAAACTTTAGAGGAAGAATACTGAACCTAGTCGGTGATAGAACATTTAATCCATGGTCTATTACTGTGTTAAACGATACGGACTTCAAAATTTACAGAGGTCTAGAAAGATGGATGAACGGAATGAATAACATGACTGATAACGAGGGGTTAACTAATCCTTCAGATTATCAAGTTGATATATTCATTGACCATTTAGACAGAAACGGAAGTACTCTTAAATCTTATACTTTAAGAGGTGCATTCCCAACTGCTCTAGATGATATCGCACTAAACTATGGTACTAATAATGCTATTGAGGAGTTCGGTTGTTCATTTACATATCAGTATTTTGAAACAGATACTACTACATAATAACAAACAAGTTATAAGGAAAATATAATATGGTACAATTACTTGGCTTCCAAATAACACGACAAACTGACGATAAGGAGAAACCGGCGGAGGCCAAACAGGCCTTCACGGTTCCTTCTCCTGATGACGGTACAACAACTATATCTGCTGGCGGTTACTTTGGCCAATACTTGGATATGGAAGTTACTGCGAAGAATGATGTTGATTTAATTAAACGATATAGAGAAATTAGCCAACACCCAGAGTGTGATATGGCAATTGAAGATATCATTAATGAGGTTATAGTTTCAGATGAAAGAGACCAATCAGTCTCAATATCTTTAGATAAATTAGCAGTTTCAGAGAGTATCAAGTCAAAAATTCGTGATGAGTTTGACGAAGTTATGAAGTTATTAAACTTTGACGAAAAAGGTCACGATATATTTAGAAGATTTTATATTGATGGCCGTATATACTTTCATAAGGTCATAGACCCAAAAAGTCCACGAAGAGGCTTAACAGAACTACGATACATTGATCCACGAAAAATTAAAAAGGTTCGTGAGGTTACAAAGAAAAGAGATTCAAAAGGTAAAGGTGTTGAGATTATAGAAAAAACTGCCGAATGGTTTGTCTATAATGAAAAAGGAATATCATCAGCAAATTCAAATGCTGGTCTTAAAATTTCTGCTGACTCGATATCTTATGTTACATCAGGTGTAATCGACCAAACCAAGAATATGGTTATGGGTCATTTACATAAGGCAATTAAACCTGTTAATCAATTGAGAATGATTGAAGATGCTGTTGTTATTTACAGAATAGTAAGAGCACCCGAAAGAAGAATATTCTATGTTGATGTAGGTAATCTACCAAAAGTAAAAGCAGAATCTTATTTAAGAGATGTTATGGCAAGATATAGAAACAAACTTGTCTATGACGCTGCTACAGGTGAGATACGAGACGACAGAAAACATATGTCTATGCTTGAAGATTTTTGGTTACCTCGTAGAGAAGGTGCAAAAGGTACCGAAGTTACTACACTACAAGGTGGACAAAATCTTGGTGAGATTTCAGATGTACAATACTTTCAAAAGAAATTATACAAAGCATTGAATGTTCCTATTTCAAGAATGGAATCAGAAAATGGTTTCAATATGGGAAGAGCTGCTGAGATTACAAGAGACGAACTTAAATTTACGAAGTTTGTTCAGAGATTACGAAAACGATTTACACAGTTGTTTCATGATATACTTAAAACACAATTAGTTTTAAAAGGTATTATTACAATTGAAGATTGGTCAAGAATTAAAGAGCATATACAATATGACTATCTTAAAGATGGATATTTTTCTGAGTTAAAAAACGCTGAAATGCTTAGAGAAAGACTTAATCTTGTAAACGAAGTTAGTCCGTATATAGGTAAATACTTTTCTGTTGAATATATCAGAAAGAACGTATTAAGACAAAGTGATGATGACATTATCGAGATTGATGGTCAGATTCGCAACGAAATTAAACAAGGTATTATCGCAAATCCAGAAGGCGCACAAATGGAAGATGACGAAGATACTGATATAAATATAGGAGATAATTAATTATGTCAAATGATAATGTAAAAGCAATGGTTGATTCACTAGCAGACGGCGATAATATCGCAGCTCAAGACGCATTTAAAAATGCTCTATCAGATAAAATAGGTAGTGCTTTAGATGATAAAAGAATGACAGTTGCAAATGATTGGTTGAACGCAGCTCATGAAACAGAAGATTTAGATAATAATACTGTTTTGAGTGGTTCGGTTCAAGAGACAGAACCTACTGAACAAGAAGCAGAGGCACCTGTTGAAATAGACAATGACGAGGAACCAAATGAACAACCTGTCGTTTCAGAAGTTTAAAGGACAATTATCTGAACGAAGGTATAGTGGACCTGAAAAAGGTAAGGCGTATAATACATTATCGCCAAAGATGAAGGCTGCTGTAGATGATGTTTATAGTATGATTGATAAGACCTCTGACCCTCTTATAGGAAAAGTTGAAGGTATTATTAGTCAAGTGGCTAAAAAACATGGGATTAATGTGTCAAGTATAGAAAGATACATTGATAACGAAACAATAAAGTAAAGGAAATAAAAAATGGCAATTGCAACAAGAACGCTCAGAGATACAGTAGTAGAAGCTTCTGGTGGTGCGTCAGGTGGTAAAGTTACTGTTCTAGTAAACATGGACGATAACACTACTGCTAACTCAAACATATTAGACGCAAGTGGTTTATCAGGTCATGCTAATGGTGCAAAACTAGATATTACTAGAATATGGTGGTCTTTAGTACAAGGTACTGCTGATGATAATACAGGTCATGTACAGATACAATTTAAAGGTGCTTCAACAGATACTATCGCAATTCAACTTGCTGGTACAGGTCACTATGATGGTACTG